GCTTATACAATCCCATCACCACATTATTTAACTCAAACTCGCCGTAGGTTTCCTCAAGTTTTCCCCAAAATTCAGCGTCTGATACGGCGTTTGGATAGTACTTTTCCATTTCTGTAATAATAATTTCTTCTAGATCTGTCATGGTTTTCTCCTTTTTAATAAATATAATTAATCATTAAATAGACCAATAGCTTGATTTAACCGGTTTATTGGCATCACTTGAGAAAACCTCATTCCATAATACGAGTAAATATGAACCATGAGCCTGTTCTGTCACAATTGATGAGACATACGTCCCTATAATTTCATCAATACTATCGTGAACCTTTGTTTCTTCAAGCGAGGCATTTGTTGTCCATTGCATTAAATTGGCTAACACATCCCCCATATTACCGAATAAACGTTGTGAACTCCCTCCTGTATATTTATAAAAGCCACAGCGGTCAATTTCATAAAACGTAATTTTTGCTTGCATTATTTATTTCCTTAAGTAAATTCACTCAAATTGTCTGCCATATTTCAGCTTACATTGGGCATCAATCAATGTGGTTTTTAACAGCTAGTGCCTGAATTTGTTCCTTCCAAGAACCCAAATGTTCTATTACTACTATTGGACTATTTTCTATATCCATTTTAATTCCTTACTCAATATTCCTAATTTCTTGTTCAATATGTTGCCCTGCTTTGTTAAAAATGAGAGCTAACAAACCTGCGGCAAAGAACAATACATAGCCTAGGGGATATTTACTGCCTAAAAATAGCCCTGATAAGCACAATACAAAGCCGATAATCGTGAATATGGCGAGCTTTTGGCTTTGTTTTTGCAAAAGAGCTTTACGGCGTTGTTCTTTCTCCAACCGTTCTTGGTTATCAAAATACGCCTTAATGCCAAAAGTGCATTTCCCGTTATTGCAATATTCATTAAAACGATAGCTTTCTCCACCGCATTGAGGACAGGTTACAACGTGGGGACATGTCTTATCGATTTCCTTTTCGACTTGATGAAAGTGAGCTTCGTTGATGTTATTAAATTGCCCGATTTTATTGATGTGGAATGCCATTTAGTCTCCTTCTTTAAACGTGATACCACCTTCTAAATGTTGAATATTGTTTTGTTGTTTTACTTCGCCGATATGCATTTCGGTATGAGAGCTTGATTGTTTTTTAGTTGTATTTTCACTGCTCTGTAACAGTTTATTTACTGCAGACAATGCTTGTGCTGTTTGTTCAATAGCAGCTTTACCTTGTTCGTTACTTTGTCGGTAATCATCTAAAAGAGATATTTCATTTTCAGTAAGTGGAACTGAACGAGTACCAGAAAATAAGTATCCTATATCTACACCAATCTCAGTTAATGAGAACAAAACTTCACTTCCTGCTAAAGCTACACCACGTTCATATTTTCCCCACATTTCACGAGAAACCCTGCATTTATTGGCAATATCCGCTTGTGTTAAACCTAAACGATTTCGTTCATTTTTTAATCGAACAGCAAAAAGAGAACTATTATTCACAATTTATCCTTGACTTTGAGAACTTTAGTTCTCATAATGCTTTTAAAAGATTGGTTAAAAATTTAATCAATTATAACACAACGAGGAGAAGCAACAATGCAAGAAAAAGTTAAAACGCCAACTGAAGTAAAGGCGGAATTTAGAGCGAAAGGAGAAACTTTTGCTCACTGGGCAAAAGCCAATGGTTATGACCCAACCCATGTTTCAAGAGTGCTAAATGGCACGATTAAAGCAAGCTATGGCAAAAGCCATGAAATTGCCTTGAAACTTGGCTTAAAAGCGGCGGCTTAACGCACTTTGCTCTTTAACAATTTAACAGATCTGAAAAGCGATGCTTTTGTAAAAACATGGCGGAATTTAACCGCTTGTATAAATTGATAGGAGAAATCCCATGAAAAGATTGTTAATTAAGCTGGCAACGGGCTTTTTAAATCGTTGTGGTTATGTGGTGGAGCCAAAGGCAAAGCCAATAGAGAATGTGCCTACGTTTATTCGACAAATGCGGGGGCGATAAGATGAGCCGTGAGAAATTAAACACCACGCAACGGGCATTGCGGATTTTGAAAGCCTTAAAAGGCAGAAGCCTGACTGGGCTGACGAATAAAGAGTTATGTGAAGCGATTGGTGAAACGCCCGTAAATGTTACCCGTGCATTAGCATTACTGGAAACAGAAGGCTTTGTACAAAAGCTGGATACCGGGGCGTATGCGTTAAGTGTGCAGTGTTTGCAGATTGCAGTGACCTATTACCGTGAAATGCAGAAACAACGTGAACATATTGATTTGATTGACCAGCGTGTACAAGCAGGTAGTTGGTAAGGAGTGAATAATGAGTAATGAACATATTTTTAGTGAAGAAGCCGTAGCGGAAATGCAAAAGGTGCAAAATGCGACCGCACTTTCGGCAAAGGCGATGACGCAGGATATTGCGGAAGCTCACGAAGCAATGGGTATGATTAGAGCTTTTGGTTTTGTAAACAAACTGCTGACGGTCGGCACTTTGAAAGTAATGAGAGAAGTTAAAGAAGCTAAGAAATACAAAGGGTTAGTAACTTATATTGACGGAGAACTGACGACTGTCGGCAGTTGGGAAGAATTTTGTAGAGCTTGCGGTTTAACTCGCCAAAAAGTTGATGAAGACCTGCAAAATCTTTCTAAATTCGGCGAAGACTTCCTAGAAACCAGCCAACGCCTAGGCTTGGGCTACCGTGAAATGCGAAAACTTCGCCAGTTGCCGGAAGAAGCCCGAGCGGAGATTGTGGATGCGGATTATTCGGAAACCACCGACAAGGAAGATTTGATTGAGAAAATCGAAGATTTAACCGCTAAGCACGCCAAGGAAAAAGAGAGCCTGACGAAACAGCTGGAAAGCGTGAAAGCAAACTACGATGCACAGGCGAAAGTGATTGCCAATAAGGACGAACGTTTAAATAAGCTCGACAAGGAGCTTGCCAAGAAGACCCTACTGATTGAAACCCAAACGCCAGACCAACGTGGCGAGATGTTGCGAGAAGAAACTGCAGGGATTAGTTATAAAGCGGAAGCCATTTTACGTGGGCAGGTGTTTCAGGCTTTTGAAGCCTTACAAGCTCATCAAGAAGAACACGGTATTGACCATCGTCAGTTTATGAGTGGTGTGCTTGCCGAGTATCAGTTGATTTTATCGGAGCTTAAAGAACGCTTTAACTTAACCGATGAACCAACGGGCGATAACCTGCCTGAATGGGCAAAACCTGAATACGCTGATAAGCCTTCGGTTGAACCGAGCATAGCGGCAATTTTAGACGAAGTAAGCGATGCACAAATCGTGGAGTAAGGACGATGCAATGGCAATTTTACCGAGTGTGCTATCCCACTGGGCAAACCGTGTGGAGACGGCAAAGTTTGGCGAGACGGAGAAAGTTATTGACGAAGGCTGTAGGCAAACAGGGCTAAGCCGAGCCACTTTCTTACGCCAAATTAAACCCTACCGTCCTAAAAGCAATCGTAAAGTGCGGTCGGATAAAGGCAAACATCAGCTAGAAAAAGCTGAGCTTGATTTGATTAGTGCTGCTTGGTTGCACCTTAGACGGAAAAACGGCAAGACGATGGCAACATTAGAACGCGTATTGGATATTCTACGAGCAAATCATCGTATTAAAGCTGAATTTATCGACGAAAATACTGGTGAAGTTCGTCCTTATTCTGCTACTTCAGTGGAGCGTGCATTACGCAATGCCAATTTGCACCCTGACCAATTGTTACGCCCCGCCCCTGTGGTTCAGTTGCAAAGTAAGCACCCAAACCACGTGTGGCAAATCGATCCGTCATTGTGTGTGCTGTATTACTTAAAAGAAACAGGCAAAGGCAATGGGTTGTGCATTATGGAAGAAGGTGAGTTTTACAAAAACAAGCCTGCTAATGTAGCGAAAGTCGAGCCACAACGAGTATGGCGATATGTCATTACTGACCACACATCAGGCGTGATTTATGTGGAATATGTGTACGGCGGTGAAACGGCAGAAAACGTGAGCCAATGCTTTATTAACGCTATTCAACCAAAAGCCAATAAAGCTGAACCGTTTTTCGGTGTGCCGAAAATTTTGATGTTTGACCGAGGTACAGCAAATACCTCACAAATGTTCAGCCACTTACTGCATCAGCTTGATGTGAAAGTGGAAATCCCGAAAGCCAAAAACGCCCGAGCTAAAGGGCAAGTGGAAAAAGGCAACGATATTGTAGAGCGACAATTTGAGAGCGGCTTGCGGTTTATGAATGTATCAGGGCTTGATGAGTTAAATCAACTTGCCCATCAATGGATGCGATATTTTAACGGCAAAATGGTGCATTCACGCCACGGTCGGACACGCTATCAAATGTGGCAATTTATTCGCCCCGAGCAATTGATTATGCCTCCGAGCCGAGAAATTTGCCAAGAACTGATGATTACCGCACTTTCCGAGCGTGTAGTTAGCGACAAATTGGAAATTAGCTTTGAAAGCCGCCGTTACGATGTACGTGATGTGCCTGATGCAAAAGTGGGCGAGAAAATCACAGTGGGTAAGAATCCGTATCGCCCTGAATGTGTGCAGGTTCAATGTTTTGAGCGTGTTGTTGATGAAGACGGTTCGGAAAACCTGAAACCTTATTGGGTGGTAGTTGAGCCAGTTGAAGTCAATGAATATGGCTTCCGTGTGGACGCTGCGATGATTGGTGAAGAATATAAGGCTCATAAGAAAACCGAGTTTGAAACCCATAAAGAGCAAGCTGAACAGCTGGCTTACGGTGTAACCAATGAAGATGATTTGAAACGTGCGAAAAAGGTAAATAAACCGTTATTTAACGGCGAAATTAACCCTTACAAGCATATTGAAGAAACGAATTTGAACTGGTTTGTACCGAAAAAAGGACAAGATCATGAACTTACTACCAACGCGAGACGTGTGGAACAGAAACCTGTGAATTTGGTGGAATGTGCAAAACAGTTGAAAGAACGATTCCCTGAATGGAACGGTAAGCATTATAAAAACTTGGCAAAACATTTTTCCGAGGGCGTGCCGATAACTACGCTGGAAGATTGGTTGCAGGGCAATAAATTACCTGAAGTTTTAAACCCTGAAACGAAGATTTTACAGCTGAATGCCGCCTAATTTTGATAAATGGAGGTTCTATGTGTTAAAGCTAAAACAGGTGCTGATTGACAAGGGCGTGAGCCTGCGACAGTTGGCACAACAGATGAACGTTTCACCTGCGACGGTTTCACAGTTGATTAACCATAATCAGCGGGTGAAACAGTGGGTGGAATTTGAGAAGAATTTGGGCAGTGCGTTGCAAAGTTTGGGGATTATTGAACCGCTTGCAAGCCTGCTTGAAATGGAAGGCACTGGGGAAAGTTTGGCGACCGAGCCAGTGCCTTCCGCCCCTAAAACCACAGATGAAATTAAGGACGAGATTATGTTACTCGCAAAACAGGCTTTATTTCCAGCCACAAAGAAACATTTTGGGCTATTTCGTGATCCGTTTGCTGAAGATGTACGCAGTGCGGACGATGTTTTCAGCTCTGCCGACGTGCGTTATGTACGTGAAGCATTATTTCAAACCGCTAAACACGGTGGCTTTATGGCGGTCGTCGGTGAAAGTGGTGCTGGCAAATCCACGCTCCGCCGTGATTTGATTGATCGCATCAACCAAGAAAACGCTCCGATTACGGTGATTGAGCCGTATATCATTGCAATGGAAGACAACGACGTGAAAGGCAAAACATTGAAAGCTGCCCATATCGCCGAAGCGATTATTTCTACTCTTTCACCGCTTGAAAGCGTGAAACGTTCGCCCGAAGCACGCTTCCGCCAGTTGCACAAAGTGCTAAAAGAAAGCGTGAAAAGCGGTTACAGCAATGTGTTAATCATCGAAGAAGCACACGCTTTACCGATTCCAACGTTGAAACATTTGAAACGCTTTTTTGAGCTGGAAGATGGCTTTAAAAAACTGCTTTCTATTGTGTTGATTGGTCAGCCTGAGTTGAAAATCAAACTTTCTGAACGTAATACCGAAGTGCGTGAAGTGGTGCAACGTTGTGAAATTGTAGAACTTGCACCGCTTGATGCCGAGCTTGAGCGTTATGTGGAACATAAGCTGGAGCGAGTGGGCAAAAAGCTGAGCGATATTTTTGAAGAAGATGCGTTCTTAGCAGTTCGACAACGTTTAACTGCGGTAGGACGAAACAAAACGAGCCAAAGTTTGCTTTATCCGTTAGCTGTAGGAAATTTACTAACTGCAGCAATGAATTTAGCGGAAAGTTTAGGTATTCCAAAAGTAGACGGACAGGTGGTGATGAATGTGTAACAAAGTATTAAAAACGATTTCTCGTCGAGATAAAAATCAATTTTTGGCGTGTTGCCATGAGTTTGCAGAGCTAACCAAAGATTCGCCTGAGGCTATTGCTGCTGCCTTAGCGCAAGGCATTCAGCAATTTGAATTTATTGAAGATAAAGAGGGGAAATTGAGTATTCGAGCTGAACTTTATGATAAAGATGCAGATTTTTATCCCAATGCTAGTGAAATGAAGGAGACAGAAAATGGCTAAGAAAGCAGTGCGAATTAAGGCGGATGTTCACGAATTGAACCTGCAAACGGCTGATGATGTAGCGTTGGCGATTAAGGAAATCGGTGATTTGGAACGTGAACGGGTACGACTTTCTACCCTGCAAGCAGATGAGAAAGCGGCGATTGATGAAAAATATACGGAAAAATTGACCGCACTTAAAGACAAAGTGAAACCGTTGCAAAAGGCGGTACAGGCTTATTGTGAAAGCCGTCGTGATGAATTGACCAATGGAGGTAAACAGAAAACAGCATATTTTCCTACGGGTGAAGTGCAATGGCGAGTAAAACCACCGGCAGTTGTAGCAAAAGGGATTGAAGGTATTTTGGATAGTTTACGCAAGCTAGGGTTGTTCCGCTTTATCCGTACTAAAGAAGAACTTGACAAAGAAGCAATGTTAAAAGAGCCTGAGATTGCTCGTTCAATTTCGGGGATCTCTATTCGGGAAGGTGTGGAAGAGTTTGTAATTAAACCGAATGATGAGGAGGTGCGAAAATGATACTTGCCGCCAAAACTGAACGTCAGTTTATGTATAAAGAAAAAGCGGAAGCTGCAGCACGCTGTGAGCAGTTAGGTAATTATCAACAAGCCTATAATTTGTGGTGTGAAGCAATGAAATTAGCGACAACTGAAAAACAAAAGCAATGGTGTAGCACTAGAGCAAATTATTGTCATACTTGGCAAGGCAAGAGGGAGCGTGTGAGATGATTGATTCATTAGAACAATTAAAAATGCAATTACAGCAGGCAGTTCGTCAGCTTCAGCAAGCAGAAAAAGCTATTGATGAAAATGAGCTACCTTTAGCACAATGCTATGTATTTACTGTCAAGAACCTGATTATGAATTAGGCTTGAAAATGACTTAATAAAAAACCGCCTTCGGGCGGTTTTGTTGTATTTGGAGAATAAAAATGAAAGTGAAATGTAGTGCCTGTGGTGCGGTACATTCGTTAGATGCGTTAGTGGCAAATCAGGCAGCAAGCGATGCACTTAATGCAGCGTTAATGGTAAATGGTGAACTTGGCAAGGCGTTGATTGGCTATTTAGGGTTATTTCGCCCAGCTAAAAAATCGCTGACCTTTGATCGTGTAGCAACGATCTTACATGAGCTTACACCAATGATTACTGCTGGCAAAATTCAACGTGATGGGCGTGATTTTCCTGCACCCGTAGAGAGTTGGATTTATGCCATTAATCAGATGTTGGCAAGTCGGCAGACGTTGAAGTTGCCGATGAAATCCCACGGTTATTTGTTGGAGATTATTGCAAGTTTCAAACCTGCCAATACTACGGTGGTTTTGCATAATTCTGAGCAAAATCGACCGCTTGTGAGTTCAAAAACAGTGAATGCAGTGAATAAGGTGGCAGAATGGATCAACAATGGTTGAAAGCAACATTGGGTAAAGGAGTTGCAATGTTGCTGATATTACGTTTAAAAAACTCTCCTCCCGAAGATTCAATTAGTGCAACTTTAGAAACGTGGTTACGTGTGCTTACTTATAAAAAGCACTATGAGCAAGAACTCGACCAATGGCGATTTGAAGAGGCATTTATGTATTTAGCACAAACTTGTGATTGGTTTCCTAATCCCAAACAGTTACTTGATGCAATGCCTAAACGCAAGATTAAAGAACTACCGCCACCACCGCCAAAAACAGTGGAACAGGAAGAAGCTGAAAGGCTAAAGGCATTGAGCAATTTACAGAAAATTAAAGCAATGTTAAGGGGATGTTATGCGAAATAAACTGTTGCAGTTAGTGCATATTGGAAAAACACAGTTGGGAATGGATGATGAAACTTATCGGAGCCTACTTTCTCAACAATTCTACCAAAATTCTGCAAAAAATATAAGCTATTCAGATCTGATTAAATTAGTAAAATTATTGCAGACAAAAGGGGCTAAAATTCAGCTGCCGAGAAGTAAATCATCTCTCTCGCCTATTCAACGTAAGCTGTGGGCAGTATGGAAACAGATGCACGCTGATAGCGTGATTGATGATGGCTCTTCTCATGGACTGAATAGCTTTGTGAAGCGGTCATTAAATGGTGATATGCAGTGGAATGAGCTGACAAATTCACAAGCCACTTTGATTTTAGAAAATTTGAAACAATGGCAAAAACGAGTAGGTAAATAAAATGAATATCGCCAAATTTGACAATGGTATTCTTTAAGTTAAAGGCTCTAAGTTATTGGCAGATTTGGCGAACCATATCTCTAATATTATTGGTTTATATAAATTAGGAAAAACAAGATGATCACTCAAATGGAAATAGCACGACATGAGCTTTTGCGCGACATTGAAGATAACGTGAGTGCACTATGCAAAAATTACAACCTTGATACAGAAATTTGCGAACAAATTTCAACAAGTGTTGCTGACTTCTTAGCTGAACATTATGCTGGCCAAGTCATTTCTTTTCCTAAAGATTTTTATTATAAAATTGCTCAACGAGATTTAGATATTTATAATGATTTTACTGGTAATAATTGGTTCTTTTTAGTTAAAAAGTATGGCATGACTGAATCAGGCATTCGTAAAGTTATTAATCGTGTACGAAAACGTATAATGAAACATCAGCAACCAGATTTGTTTTGTGAATAAAAAAACAGCTTCACTATTCTAAAATGAAGCTGTTTTACTAAATTTACTTTCTAATTTCCTTTTTCATATTTTGTAATAGCCTTTCACTTTTCTTGTCCCACTACTACACGTTGCTACCCACCAAGTCCCATTTATCTCAATTAGATTATATTATTTATATTACTTAGTTTTAAAGAGTTTAGTAAATTTATTCTTTCTCATCATTTCTTATATCTCCCCAAATGCGAATTTTCTTTAATTTTATCCATAATTTCCTCAACATAACTATGACGATAAATATCAGGAAAGATTTTCGGCTTAAATGTATCCAGTGCAGCCCATTCATATTCCCGCATTGCCGAATGCGATATAAAGTAATAGCGTTTTTTATCGTTTTTATCAGTCACACTTTGATCAAAGAAAAAGAATTGTTTTTCATATCTTTCTTCAATAAACGGATCCCGCCACTCTTTTTGTTCAGCTTCAAATAATGGTTCATCATCACCCCCAACCGTTAATCTCTCCCCCTGATGCCCCAAAGCAGGACGCACCGCCGTATCATATACCCGCCAATCATCAAATAATGCCCCCATTAACACATCTATAATATGTTCAAAATAAGCATCGCCCCTTTTAAAGCGACGAAAATGACTCCACGGTTTTAAATAGATTAAGGGGGCGTCTAAACTATTTGCCGTTCTTTCGGCTTCTTCCTCCAATGCAGC